CGCTGGCGCCGACCGTGGCGCGGGCGGACTTCTACAGCAGCACTCTTTTGAAGCCGAGCAATCCAACGACGGTCTGGCTCAATCCGACCGCCAACTACGATTGGAATGGCACAGCCTGGATACCGCATGTCCCCGCCACTGGCGGCGGCGGCACCTTGCCCGTCGGGGCGGCCACGTCCGCCAACCAGAACTCCACGGCGGCGGGAACGACCGCCACGAGTGCGCAGGCCATCCAGGGCGTGACCGGCGGCGTGCCGGTGCCGGTAGCCTTGTCCGCCCTGCCTCCATTGTCGGCAGGGACGGCCGCCATCGGCACCGTCGCGGTCACGGCGCTGCCTGCGCTGCCGGCGGGCGCCAATGCCATCGGTTCGGTGTCGGTCTCGAACCTGCCTGCAACTCAGGCCGTGTCGCTCGCGACTGCGCCGACGACACCCGTGACCGGCACTTTCTGGCAGGCAACCCAGCCGGTCTCGCTTGCAGTACTCCCTGCCCTGCCGGCGGGCGCCAACGCCATCGGCACCGTCGCGGTCACGGCGCTGCCTGCGCTGCCGGCCGGCGCCAACGCCATCGGTAAGGTGACGACGGTGCCCGGCGTGTCGGTGCCCTCGACGCAGGCCGCAGCAACCGTGACGGCCGGCGGCACGTTCCAGACGGTGCTTGCCGCCAATGCGTCGCGCTCAACCTGCGGCATACAAAACACGGCCACGCACACCGCCTACGTGTACTGGCTCGGCAGCGGCACCGCAGCCTTGACGAACGCGATGCAGATAGCGCCGGGGGCGATCTTCAACTGTTCGACCGGCGCCGGCAGCGTCATTCAAACGGCGATCCAATGGACGACCAGCACCACGGCCGATCCTCTTGTCGTGACGGAGAACCAGTAAATGTGGCGCGTTCTCACGTTGCTCGCGCTGCTTTGCGGGCCGGCATCGGCACAAACTGTCACGGGCGGCACCACCGCGCCGTTGGGGGCCAGCCTCTACACCACGTCGCAGACTGTGACATTGCCTCCGGGCTGGCACTCGATCCAGTGGCGAGCCATCGGCGGTGGGGGTGGCTCGGGCTGCGGGATCGTGCTCACGTCGGGCACGGCCTCGTCTGGCGGCGGTACGGGTGGCGCTGCGAGCCGCATAGACGGGTGGATCTTCAACGCGGGGTCGTTGGCGGGCATCAACTCGCTTGTGCTCTCCATCGGCGCGGCGGGAAGCTCTTGCACGGCGACCGGGACCACGACCGGAAGCACCGGATCGTCGCCGGTCGCAGGCGGCGCCACCACGCTGACGATGAACGCTACTCTAGTGGCTACAGTCTACGGCGGTGGCGCGGGTTCAAACGGAGGTAGCGCCGTTGCATCGGCCGGCGGCGGTGGTGCCGGAAACTCCGGTGCCGGAGGCAATGCGTTTGGTGCCACCGCTGGACTCGCAGGAACAAGCGGTGGCGTTGCGGGTGCAAGCGGAACCACGACCGTCCCATCCACATTGTTGTATTTCGGTTCCGGCGGAGCCGGCACAGCTTCCGGAGGCGCCGGTAACACCGGATTTTCCCAAACTGCTTTAGGTCCGAGTGTCGGCGGAAGTGGCGCGGGATTGGCTGCAACCCCGGCAGCACAGAGCGGCGCTGCGGGTGGCAGGCTCAATCCGTTGCTGATAGCATCGACTCTTTATGGCGGCAGCGCGGGGGCCAGTACCTGCACTGGATCATCGCAGAACGGCGCAGCGCCCGTTGTCACTCCATCCGCTTCTGACCTGACCGGCAGCGGCGGCGGCGGCGGCGCATCCTGCACCACATCGAACGGCGGCAACGGCGGAGCTGCGAGCGGCTACGGCGCCTCGGGCGGCGGCGGCGGCAGCACGCTCCCCGGCTTTACCGCAGGATCGGGCGGCGCCAGCACGGGCGGCGCGGTGGAACTCATCATCAGCGCCAACGACAACACGCGCATGGAGTCCGTGGCATGAAAACCCTCATCCTCGCCGCGCTGTTGCTGGCGCCGCTTCCCGCGTTCGCGGCGAGCTACGTGCTGGTGTGCGCGGATGCCGTCACCTACCCGGCGTGCGTGCAAGCCGGGGCAGGCACGGCAATCAACCGCGTCCAATGGGATGGTGTCACCACCTGGACGGTGCCGAACGGGCTATCTGCGGACGCGGACACCGGGCAGGCCATCTATGCGCCGCCCGCGCCAGCCGCCACAACAATGCCGTTTACCGAGTTCTATGGCCGGTTCACGACGGTGCAGCGCACCGGGCTTTGGAGCAAGATGGTGTCCGACACCACGCTTGCGGACGACTGGTGGGCCTTCATGGGCGTCGTCTCACAGAACGGTGGCATCGTCGATCCGACCACGCCGCAAGTCACCACGCTTGCCGCCTACTGCGTCACCAAGGGGTATCTGACCGCAGCGCAGGCGACGGCATTGCTGGCGCCTCCGTACTGACGTGATGGCTGACTTCGACCTCACGAAGCTCGAACGCGCCAGCCCGGTTTGGGCGCGGCTCAAAGGCCATATGCAGGATCGGCTGGCCACCATGCGCCTGCGCAACGACAACCCGCAGACCGAGGCGGAAACCGCCGTCCTGCGCGGCGAGATACGATGCCTCAAGAGCCTGCTCGCGCTCGACAACGACCGGCCGTTCCTGACCGGACAAGACGACCAGCCACGGTGACAGCCGCGCCTGGGTGACGGAGCAAACCCACCATGCCTGACGAACCGAACGACGCAGCCGTTGCTGCGGCGGAGGACGCCGCGTTCGCGTCCGGCTTTCCCGACAAACCGCCGGAGAAGCCGAAGCCGGACGCGGGCACGGCAGACAAGCCGGCTGACAAACCCGCCGAAGCGAAGGCGCCCGAACCGGCCGCACCGGCGCCAATCCCGAAGCCGGAGTACGTGCGGATCACCAAGCGCGATTGGGACGACGTGCGCGCCGCCGCCGCCAAAACCGCCAACTACGACCAACAGTTCAGCCGCGCGTTCGGTACGATCGGGAACCTTCAGAAGCTGGTGAGCGGCTTCCAGGGTCAAACGCCGGCCGGTCGCCGTGTCGAGATACCGAAGGACGCCTTTGCCGCGATGGAGCGGGACTTTCCCGAACTGGCGCAGCAGACGCGCACCGCACTCGAAGCGGCATTGTCCGGCATGACCGGCACCGGGCCGGCGGCCGAAGCCGACGCCGGCAAGATCGAGGCGACGCTGGCCACCTATCAAGCCAAGCGGGAAATGGAAGCTCTCGATGACGAGCACCCGGAATGGCGCAAGATCGTCGGCGCGGTGGACATCACGAAAACCAAGCCGGACCCGAACAATGCGTTCCGGAAGTGGCTGGCGACGAAAGACGCGGCCTACCAGCAGCGGTTGAACTCGTCCGACTCTGCGGCCGTGATTAGCCGCGCCATCCGGCGGTTCCAGGCGGAGACCAAGGGCACGCGGGGCGCCGCACCATCGAACTCGCGCTACGATGCCCGCGCGGATCGCATCCGCGATGCCGTCCAGCCACGCGGCGACAATGCCGGCGGTGCGGCTGCAAAAGACGACGATGCCGAATTTCTAGCCGGCTACAACAGCCGGTAGAGTAAGAGAGCGTAAAGCCAACGACCGGATCGCGCGAAAGCGCCGGTTCGGCCTGCGACCGGCGCCCTGTGACGCTGGTTTCTTGCAAATCCCCACGCATGAAACCCATCCGAACAGGACACCCATCACGATGCCTATGCAAAACTTCAACCTCACGCCCGGCCGAATCAACAAATTCAAGGGCGAGATTCTGGCGCATGCCGTCCCGCTCGAAGTGCTCGGCAAAACCGGCCGGCAAATCCCGATGCCGCGCAACAACAGCGACACCTATGTTGCCCGGCGCTGGCTGCCGTACGGTGCCACCGCGCTCAACGCCAACACGCAGAACCAGTTCTTCGGCAACGCGACCGGCGACCGTGGCAATGCCGTGGCCCAGGCGCACCAGATTTCGGAAGGCGTCACGCCACCGCCGGACAGCATCGTGCCGCTCGACATCACCGTGGTCGTGCAGCAGTACGGGTGCCTCTACGGGTTCACCGACAAGACCTACGATCTGTATGAGGACGACATCCCGAAGGCGATGATCGAACAGATCGGCGAGCGCGTCACGCTGGTCAACGAGATGATTATCTGGGGTGCGCTGCGAGGCTGCACCAACGCCTATTTCGGCGGCGCCGGCACCAGCGTCGCCACCGTCAACGGGCCGATGACACTCGGGTTCATTCGCAAAATCTGCAAGAACCTACAGGCGAACCACGGCAAGCCCGTCAACAAGGTGCTGAAGTCCGGGCCGAACTTCGGCACCGACGCCGTGGCCGAGGGCTACACCGTCTATTGCCACACGGATTTGGAACCGGACATTCGCGACCTGCCCGGCTTCATCCCGGCGGAGCGGTACGCGAGCGGCACGCCAATCGCCAACGAAATCGGCAAGGTCGAGCGGTTCCGCTTCATCACCTCGCCCGACCTGCCCTCGATCCAGGACGGCGGCGCCGCCATCGGCGCGACCGGACTGTATTCGACAACCGGCGTATCCATCGACGTGTATCCGATCATCGTGACCGCGCAGGACGCATGGGGCCAGATCGCGCTGCGCGGCAAGGACAGCCTTTCGCCGACGTTCCTGCCGCCGGGGGAGAAGTCCAAGGCCGATCCTTTGGGCCAGCGCGGCTACGCGGGAACGGCGTGGTGGAAAGCCGTGATGATCGAGAACCAAGGCTGGATGGCCGTCGGCTACGTCGGCAGCGCGGTGCTCGTGTAATGCGCGACACCATGACCCGCTATCTGGCGGGGGTGACGATAGGGCCGTGGCAAACTGCCCTACGCTACTGTATCCGCCCGTTGATCGACCGCCTCTCGACGCACCCTCTGTCGAGCGCAGGGCTGGCGATAAATGGCGCCGGAGCCACGTTCGCCAAGATCGGCGCGGCCCCGTTCTACGTCTGCGTCAAAGGCAAGCTGTTGGTCATCCCAGCCGGCACCGCGATGCCGGCACTGACAGGCGTGGCAATCCCGGCCGGACAATACAACGTCGCCTGCTACTTCGTTGACAGCGGCGGGCTGCTCACGATGGCGGCCGGCACGCCCGCGAGCACGCTGGCGAGCGTGAAGTTTCCAGAGTTCCCCGTCGGGAAGGCGCTTATCGGCGTGCTGGTCATCACCAACGCAGGCGCTTTCGTCGGCGGCACCACGCCGCTCGACACCGCAACCACGGTCTATCTGTCCCCGATGGGCGGATTCGATCCCACGGCTTTGGTCTGAAAGGACACCATCATGGACAATCTGAACTTCAACGCCGGCAACTCCTGGAATCTGGGCAATGCCGGCGTGACCCTCGGCACGACATCGACCTTCACCACCACGGCGGCGACCAACGTGGTGTTCAACGGCAAGTTCGGCACCGCGCTCGGCGTGCAGACCAACGCCGCGACGCCGGTGCTGGACGGCACGACCGGCCTGCCGTTCACCACGGTTCTGCCGGGCTTTTGCTGCGCCATCGTGTTCGGCGTGACACCGGCCGGCGCGCCGACGATGAGCCAGGGCACGCCGCTGGCGCTCGGCAACGGCGCGGGCAATGTGCCCGGCCCCATCGTGATCGACCCGCAGTTTCCCGAAGTGCCGCAGAACGCCGCAGCTATCGCCTACACCATCGTCAGCACCGCGCCCAATGCCGCGCCGTGGACGCCGGGCGCCGGATCGTGGACGGCTGCGGGCGTGGTGGCGACGGCGGTGCAGAACGTGTTCCAGCTTCCCAACCGTCCGCAGGCGGCGTGACATGGCCCGCAGCGAACTGCACAGCAGCAAGCTCCCGCCGGTCGCGCAGCGCGCGCCCGTCGCCGACGACGGCAAGCCGGCCAGCGACTTCATCACCGGCGAGACCATCGGCAGCGTCGATGCAACGTATATGGCGGACCTCGCCATGCTGGAGGAGCCGGTGACGATAAGGCTGGAACCCAGCAGCGACAAGAACGCGGCGACGAGCTTCCCGGTATGGGTCAACGGCAAAGGCGCCGAGTGCCTGATAAACGAAAGATGGGTGGAGATCGTCTATCTGCCCGTCGGGATGTCGCTCACCATCAAGCGCAAGTACTTGGGCGTCATCGTGTCGGCGAAAACCGATGCCGTCACAACGCGCATCGTGGACATGGACGGCGAGCGGCCGAACAACGTCGTCAGCCGGAATACGTCGCCGGTCCACTCATTTTCGATCCTGGAGGACGCGAACCCGCGCGGGGCCGCGTGGGTGGCGGAACTCCGGCGCCGGAACCTGTAGGCGCCGCCCGTGAACTTTCTCCAACTCTGCCAGCGCACTTGCGTCGAGTGCGGCGTTGCCAGCAGCACCGCCATTATGGTCGCGCTTCCAACCGTCGTCGGTGTCACCGGCAGCGTCGGCCGCGTCGTCAACTGGGTGGGCGATGCGTGGAACCAACTGCAAATGGCGCACGAAGATTGGTCGTGGATGCGGTCCTCCAACATCCTCGGCGCGGGCGCTTCGTTCACCACCATCGCCGGACAGGCCAGCTATCCGCTCGGCACCGGGCCGGGAACCGTCGGCATCGCGCCCGATGCGTTCGGCAAGTGGGACGAGGGCACCTTTCGCAACTTCACCACCGCCGTAGGCTACCGCGACGAGCAGCCCCTCGACGACATCTCGTTCGACGCCTGGCGCGACAGCTATATGCTCGGCGCGCAACGGTCGGAGCAGACGCGGCCGGTCGCGGTCGCAATCGGGGCGGATGAGTCGATATGCCTCGGGCCGCCGCCGAACGACCAGTACACCATCACCGCCGACTTCTACGTGGCGCCCTCGCTCATGGCCGCCGATACCGACGTGCCGGTTGGGCTGCCGAAGCGGTTCCATATGCTCATCGTCTATCGCGCAATGATTTCGTACGGCGGCTATGAGGCCGCGAGCGAAGTGACTCAACGGGGCGCGGACGAGAACGCGCGGATGTATGCGCAGCTTCTGTCTGTCCGCGCGCCACGCATGTCGTTCGGCTCCGCACTCGCATGAGCGCCGTCATCGCCCTGGTCGGCCCGGTGCTGACGCCGGGTGCGCCGCAGATCACTCCCCTCATCGTCAACGCGGCGGTCAACGCGGCGCTGGCGGCCGATGCGGCGACGGCGGCGGCAGCGGTCGCGGCCGAGACGGTGCGGGCGACGGCGGCGGAGACGGCCAACGGGACTGCGATAGCCGGCGAGATGGCACGGGCGGCGGCGGCAGAGGCACTAAAGGCGCCGCTGGCCTCGCCGGCTTTCACCGGAACTCCGGTGCTGACGGGCGCGACACCCGTGCTATCGTTCGCCGGCAGCACGAGCAACCTGCTGCACATGTCGTCGGTCGGCATCGGGGCGCCGACGTTCAACACGCGGTCGATCGGAACCAAAGTCTCGCTGTACGACAGCGTGGGCGCGGGCTTCGTGGACTATGCGATTGGGGTCGCAAGTGCCGCGCTTTGGTTCTCGGTGCCGCAGGTGGCCGATGTTTTTGCGTTCTACGCCGGCATCACTCAGGTCGCGTCGATCAGCGGGACCGGCGGTATCGCTGCGAACTCGATCACCACAACAGGCGTGTCGAATATCGCCGGCTACCTGACGACGGCGGCAGCGGCAAGCATGTTTAATGCGGTGTCGAATGTCACCACGGCCTACGGCAGCAGCGGTGCCATCGCCCTCACCGATCTTCTCTCCATCACCAACGCCTCAAGCGCGGTCACAATGACCGTGGCCAACGGCGGCGCCTCGCCCATTCAGCTTCAGATCAACAACCTGGGGGCCGGCGCGGCGACGATCAGCGCCACCATCAACGGCGGCGCCAACACGGTCACTTTGCAGGGCGCACCGAACTCGGGAAGCCTCACCCTTCGATGGCTGCCATCACCTTATTCGACATGGATCATCATTTAATGCGCAAAGTTCTGGCATCGCTCGCCGTCATCGGGCTGATTGGCAGCGCGCGGGCCACGAGCCTCTCGCCAGTTTCGCCGGCTCCCCCGATGGCGCCGAATGCCTCGGTCCCGAGCGCGGTAAACCCGAGCGCATCCTACGATTGGAACGGCACGGCATGGCAGCCGCGCACGCCCGGTTCTGGTGGATCGTCGGCATCGCCCAGCTATTCGCAGCCGCTCAACGGCGGCAGCCCGATCAGCCCCAGCAACCCGCAATCGGTCGCCGTCAGCGAGCCGAGTGCCGCACCGTTTGCCATGACCGCAGGCGGCCCTATCGCCAGCACGAACGTCAGTGTGTACGGCTACCACGAAGCCACGATGTACCTGCAAGTGACCGGCACCGGCGGCACGATCACCCCGCAATATTCGTTTGACGGCCTGAACTGGATCAACGCCGACCATTGCCAGCGGCACGACTGGTCCTCGTTCCCAAGCTGGGCCGGCGCCGGCGCCTATCAGTGTCCGGTCTGGACGCCGTATTTCCGCTGGAATCTGTCCGGCACGATCACCGGGACATATTCGGGTTATACATTCTTCAGCAACGTTCAAACGCTCACACCCACGTCACCGCTTACCGTTTCTGCCGCCCAGAGTTGCACGGGCAGTTATCACATTGCGGGCGGATCGGCCGCATCGACAAATGCTGTTGAGATTGCGATTACGAATCACACGGTTTGCGGCCTGCTCATCACCACCACATCGGCAACCGCTGCGTATCTGCGCTTTTACGACCAATCGACGACACCCACTTGCAGCAGCGCCAGTGCTCTTGTCGCGACGATTGCCATACCGGGGAACTCGCCTCCCATCCAGTTTCAGCCCTTTGGCGGCATCCAATTCACGCAGGGTTTGGCCATGTGTCTGACCGGCGGCAACTCCGACACGGATACGACCAATGCGCCGACTGGCGTTTATCCAGTGATTATCTACCAATGATCGCGCGCACTCTCCTGGCGGTCATGCTGTGCCTTAGCGTGCCGGGGATGGCCAGAGCGCAGACAAACTACCTGCCGAGCGTTCTGGCGTCCTATGCGCAGCGGGCATACGACGATGTGAACACCTGGTTTTTCTTTAACGAGCTTACATCCGGCATCTACACCGGCATCGGCGCCGCGCAATCGACAAACGTTCGGCATATTGCCGTCAGCACCGTCACCAATGCCAATCCTGCCGTCGTGACCACGGCGACGCCGCACGGCTACGTGTCTGGACAGACCGCTTGGTTCGTCGGTGCGCTCGGCATGACCCAGATCAACGGTCATCCTTACACCATCACCGTCATCGACGCCTTCAATGTTTCCATCGGTGTCGATTCGAGGGCTTGGGGAACCTACACGTCCGGCGCCACGGTATCTTCGATCTACAGCACCTATCCCGCCCCGGCCGCAGGGGCAGGCAACGATGCCCTTTGGTCGAACGCGCAGAGCGCGAATGTCGCTTACTCGTGGTGGAAGATTGGCGGTTCGAGCGACGCGCTGGCGCATCTGAACGCGTACTGGAAGTACGTGAAAGCGCGCTACACGCTGACCAACGTGCAACAGTGCCAGACCAGCGGCACGGCGGCTGCGTCCGACGATGCCGCGTGGACTGCCACGTCGCTGATCCAGATGTACGAAGCCACCGGCGATGCAGTAGCTTTGCAGTATGCCAAGGGCATGTTGGATTGCGCACAGGCCCGGTGGGGCAGTTCCGACATCGGAGGCGGCTTGTGGTACGAGGACACGTACATCCACAAAAACACCTATCAAGTGCAATTCGCTCTCGCGAACTATCTGTATTATCAAGATAGCGGCGACACGACCTATCTGACGAAGGCGCAGACGCTAGAGGCGTGGCTCAACAACGCTTTGCTGCGCAATGGCCAAACGGTCGTCGCCAAGAACCTGCTACGTGCGATCTTCACCGGAACGGCAACGCCCGGAACCTACGCACTCGGCGACACGGTGTCCGAGACGTTCACTTGCTCCTGCATCGTCGGCTCGCCTGTCACCGTTACCTACACCCTCACCGGCACAGACACGGCGCCATCGACTGCGGCCGGGGTGGCTGCGCTCATCAACGGCAACACCGCGCTGACCAACGCCGGGCTGACTTCATTC